TGCCGCCATTCGCTGAGATAGTACCGGCAGTAATATTCCTTGACGCATCAATGACTGTCACCCCAGCCATTTGAAGATCGGAGCCGCCGACAATATCTACCCCCGTATGGGTGTACTGACCAGCGGTGCCGCCGTCTAGCTTAATGCCGGTTCCGAAGGCGACTTTAAGGTATGGATAGTCAGGGCTATTCCAGGCACCTGCCGTGCGATAGATGCCGTAGTCATTGGTCGTATGCCAGAAAATACCCTCATCCACTGAAGCATTATGACCAACAGAGGACCCTGCTTTGGTGGTCCCGAATCCCATGTCAGAGGAATCAGCTACGCGGAAGCTCTTGTTCACTTCTAGCGTATCGCTTGCGCTCACATAGGTTAGCGCGGCATTCGCCCCGTCAATCGTTATCCCCGCCCCATCCGCCGCTGCTGCGTTAGCTGCGCCGTCTGCGAGAACGATGTTCTTGTCGTCCACCGTGAGCGTCGTGGAGTTGATCGTGGTCGTCGTGCCGTCTACCTGAAGGTTCCCGGCAATGACCACGGTGCCGGTATTGTCTCCGATCCCTGCGGGGTCAATGGTGAACGTAGCGGGGCCGCGAAGGGCGCCGGTCAGGGTCAGATTCCCGTCAAAGGTATCGTCCACGTTGGAGCGTAGGAACGCCGTGGAGTCTAGGTTGTCTAGGGTGTCGGCATTACCACCAGTAGAAACGACGCCCGTTACGCCCTCGTTTGCTTCCACCTCAAAGGGGTAGGTGATGCCGGTAAAGGCTGCGCCTACGTTCGTCACCCGCACCCGGAAGTAGTAATCCGTGGTATCCGCGAGGTCGCTAGTGGTGAACGTCTTAGTGACAGACCGGGGGCCGTAGTACCAGAAATAGGTCGATCCGTAGTAGACGCTGAGATTATATTTGTTAAGCGTAATGGTCTCGGTCTTGGACGCCGCGATGGTGGCGAAGTTGCTCGTGGTAGACGCCTCAAAAATTAGCGTGGCTTGAAGGGCTGTGCCGCTGTAATCGGCAAACTGAGAAAAGCCAAAGTTTTCCAGCCATTCAACGACAACCTCATTCGCGCCGTGGTCAAAGAGCGCGAGCGTCACCGTACCCCCAGAGGTGGTAAAGCTCCCACTGGCCTCCTGATAGTCTCCATTGGAACCACCCACCGCCGTCGCCAGAGCCCCATAAATCTCATCTAGCGCGTCCTGCGTGAACATTTCACGGGTGATAGAGGCAATGGCTAGGCTGCTGGCCTTGAGGTCACCCACCACCTGGAGGTTCTGGTTCACGGTGATTACGTCGGCCTCAATATTCCCCTTCACCCGTAGGGTGTTGTTAGAGGGGAAGAACGCGAGCTTGTCCTTCAGAGAGAACTGGCCGGAGCTGTCCAGATAGAAGCCGGTATTCGCGTTATTGAACGTCCCCGTGCCCTGGTAGAGTTTGGAGTCCGTGATCGTTACACCACCGACCGAACCAGACTGAATGACGTCTGTCGGAAAGGATGCAAGCTCAAGGTCTACAGGTTCGCCAAATAGGCCGCCTTTTATGATTGTGTCAGCAGACCCAGTCTGCATATACCCAAGGGCCACAAGACGAGGTGTCGTCGTTCCGTCCGTGCCTGTGCGGTTGCCCGTGACGCTTGAAGGAGTAAACGTGTTTCCATTGTTATTAGCGTCGTAGTACCACTGACTTCCAATCTTCCATACGAAAGCAGCGTCAGTGTCGTTCCCTGCGGTCCCTACGTCAGAGAACGGCTGCGTCTTGTTAACGTCAAATACAATAAAGCCGGTCTTACTGGCGGCATTTGTCAGGATCGTGTAGGTGCTGGCGTACTGATTCCGCTCAATTGTAATCTTGTCGCCATTCCAGATGATGAATCCGTCTGTTCCTGTTTCAGGGTTACCATCCTTGTCGACTCCGACTAAGCTAGCTTCACCGCTATTAGTGCCTCCATCGACACTTTGATTGAGCAACAACGCCAGCCCACGGTTAACCTGGGATGCTGTGGCGCCTGCTGCTGCGCCAGCGACAACGGTAGAGGCTGCGGTGCCCCCAATGGTCACGCTGCTATCAATGCTGCCAGAGGTGGCCGTCAAAGCGCCCCGGAACGTACCGTTCCCAGCCTCAAAGGTGCCGTCAGTGGTCAGCTTCCACCCTGCCGAACCTGCGGAATAGTTAGTCGATTGCAGGGTGTCTGCGATCTTGTTGATATTTATTGAATTGTCTGCAATCTGATCCGTGCCCACACCTTCGGTCTTTATGATGAGCTGACCGGCTCCGTTCGTGTCTATGGTTACGTCATCTATGCTAATTAGATCAGCGCTGAGGGTGCCTGTGGTAATGTTGTCTGCCGTAATGTTAGAGACAGTTACTACTGAAGCGTCGATCGTTCCGGCGGTCAGAGTCCCAAGATCAGAGTTGATCGCGGACAGATTATCAACCGTAATCTTGTCAGCCGTGATAGACCCATCAACAACTAGGTTTCCGCTGATCAGGTTTGGCACAGAATCCCAAGAATTGCCGTCATACTCCCAAGCATAGTAGGCATCCGGCGACGCAGTCGTATCTACGGTGATTGCGATATCGTGTTCCCGAGGGTTCCGTCCAGCAACAGACGAAAACTCAGCGTTAGACGGCGCTAGAGCGTCGTTGGTTACGATTCCACGATAGATGCTGGTGTTGACAAGATCGCCAGCCAAATCACCTGCTGCAAGCGCTACCGTGGTCCCTGAGCCTGCAGAAACCCAAGCGCTCGCATTCCCAGTCCGGTCCACAGCCCGCAACCAGTAGTGGCGCGTCGTGCCTACACTGAACGGCCCATCAGAGAAGGTCTCGCCACTAATCTTTGCGATGGATACCGCGTTCGCCTCAACCGCATCAGAAGACCGCTTAATCTCGGTATAGCTGAAGTCCGAATCGGACGGGTTGTCCCAGGTAACAATCAGAAGGTGCGTGTCAGAAGCCACAGAAGCGCTTGTAGGCGCCCCAGGAGCCACATTATCTCCGACGATAGAAATCTGGTCAGAGATAAAGCCGCTACGCACCCCGGCGGAGTTGATGGACCTAACCCGAATATCGTAGTCAGCACCAGACTGAGGGAGAGTGATGTCGAATTCCGTAGCGCCAGTGATCAGGCTCTTGTAGGTAGTGGCAGTATCAAGCTTGTACTGGACCTCATAGGAATTGACGAACAAGTCGTCAGCAGCGGTCCACTCAACAAGAACAGAGGGGATGATCGTGCCGTCACCCTCAGTGCGGGTGGATTCCGTGAGGGTTAAACCAGTCGGAGCTGCGACCGTAAAGGGGTCAGGGAGATCCGTATCGGGATAGTCGGTCTCTTCCGCTGCCGTGTCGTAGGTGTAAATCGTGGAGTCATACTCCAGAAGATCTAGGTTAACCGTCCCGTCGTAGTTAAGCGTCACCTGCTCCACTTGGAAGGGCTTGTTGGTGAAGCTAGGGGTTGGGTGGGTTAGGCGGACAACGTCGCCCACAACGAGGTTTATGGCCTCTGAGGTGGCCTGGAGAGACACCCGGATGCCATTACGGGACCGGAGCAGGAAGATCCGTGCGAAGTCCCGGGCTGAGTAGTAGTTGGTGACAGTCTCCATCTCGACTTCGTCAACCAACAGGACGTTATTGTCCTCACCCAGGTAGGTGCTTTCTTCGGTAGACCCAGCGTCAGGCCAGATAGCGGCGTCTTCTTGCCACTTCGTACTCGGGTTGGGGAACTTAACGATCACCCGATTGAACTTGTCTTCCTTCTTCTCACCGGCAAAGGTGATACCCCCGATGATGTTATCCAGGGTGAGATCAAGGGTGTGGGTCTTAGACTGGTCGATGTACAGCGCGTACTTACCGTTGGTATACGGCAGGAAGCCCCGGCATCCAAGAAGCATCCTCTCCACGTTGCGGAAGATCTCTTCGCCGGTATCAATGACTGCATTGCATTGAAACAGGTCGATGTTAGAGGTCGCACCGGAATAAGGAGTGACTGTGAAGTTGTCGCAGTCATCAGCCGCGTCAGAAAAGGCGTCGTCATCAATCGCAGAAGCAGGTAGACCTTTACCGTAACGGGTGTTGGTCAGGTAGTCCCGAATGCAGAGAGCTGGGTTAGATGACCAAGTGGTATTCCCAGTACGGGGATCGTACACGCGCTTCCCGGTAACTAGAGCGGTGATCTCAGGGATGCCGGAGAAGGCATTCTGGTCCCACTTCAGCCGGACAGAAAGATACGCAACGCCCCGAAGACGGTGGTTAGTCGTCCAGCTAGGGGCTCCAATGAGGAGGGAGCTTACTGACTGATCATCAGCCCCAGTGTGAGTCTGGAAGGCTACTAGGCCCGCAAAACGGCTGTCAAAGCGAGATACCCCATCAATCTCAATGCCAGCGATACTCCCAACCTCGCCCTCACAGAGAGCGAGCGCCATGTAGAGGTACTCGTTACTAGACCCACTGGTCTCAACGAAGACGCGCACACCACCTACGCGACGGGTGCCGTAGATGACAGGGAGGGGCTCAATGTTCGACTCTTTGTTGAGCAGAACGCCTGCCATGGAGTTGGCGAGCTTCTTGGCCTTCTTTTGGGCTTGCTTAGCCTGGACGTAGGAAGCGCCGCCAGCTAGGAGAGCTGCACCAATCGCGATGATTGTAAAGATGCCCATTTATGCGCGCCCCCACTTGATCTCGTTGATCTGCTTGGATGCGAAATCAAAGCCCTTATCGCCACTGAAGTAGAGCGCTTGGCTGTTTGAGTTCGTCTTACGATTGTTGACCTTCTCAAAGTCCTTCCAGTGAGACGACAGTTCGATCTCAATGGTCGCGGTCTTCCCGCTATCCTCAATGGCGTAGGACACGATCCGGCCATCGAAATAAACGAAAGGGTCGCCAACGACAGTGCCGTTATCAGCCATGACAGCGCGCCAAATCGTTGTGCGCACATCAATGTAGTCGTTGTTCAGGAAGAGAGAGATGTAGGTCTGGTCCACACCAGAGAGCGTCAGAGCCATGGAGTTCACCGATAGGGAACCAGTCTCAGACGCAGCACCGATCTCAATGATGCTTGAGGTCGTGCTAAAGGTATTGCTGAAGGCCGTGACGTTAGACCCGTAGTCGGTCACACGGACGGGGGTTGTGAAGTCAAGCTCAATTAGCGTTGCTAGTCGAAATCCGTCGCTTGCTAGAGCCGTTTGCGTAGCAGACGCTATCCCTCTTGACATCAGACCACCTCAATTATGTCCACCTCAAACTCGTAGAGGTTATCTACCCCGAGGCTGAATTCCTGTACGTCATTCGCTAGTCTAGCAGTAATCGTAAAGGTAGACGCCGGGTTATCTGGGTCTGGCAGGGTGATACTGAACGTCCCTAACATCCCCTCCTGGGAGTCGATGAAGGCGTAAATCGGGTCAAACTCAGTCTTCGTCATAGGAGGGAAGACAAGCGTGAAGTCCCTCCGAGTACTGCTCAAGGACCGAACTTGAACGCGACCATTCACCGATTCCGATGACAGATTATAGTGCTTTAGCCGCGTTCTTACATCAGTGAAGCCCGGGCTAGTAGGGAAGGTGCCGCTCATTCAACTAGCCTCCGTCCACGGTTATTCACCGCATTGTTGATCAGAGAAACGATGACGCCTCGACGCTCAACTAGGAGCCGGTCGAAGTCCTTGGTGTCATTAGCTTGGATATTGAAGTTCACATGCACCGGCTGAGCCGCCTTCCCATTCTTCTCATGGTCAATGATCGTCTCATTCGGGTGAACCATGGCAAGCATACCGCCCTTGCCGTCCATGCCCCCTGCCCGCGCTCCAGAGCCCGTGTAACCACCACCCTCAAAGGAGGCAATGGTCTGGCCCATAATAGCTCCAGCGCTCGCGAAACCAGCCATCAGAGCGAGGTTGCCCTGAACCTTACCGACGGTCTCAGATCCTGGGAACCCGAGCTTGGCATATGCCGCGATGATGGACATCTTGGCTTCATAGCCCTTCACAATGGCGTTAGCTGCTGCGACGGACTGAGTGATCAGGAAGAAGGCCTTAGCAATACCAGATCCTTCTTCAAAGGCATTCTGGAGGCCTGCAATCGCATCATCGGTAGAGCTTAAGATGGTCGTGATGTTCGCAGCCGCAGCAAGCTGGGTCTTGAACGCCTCATCTTCCATCTGCGCGCGGTTTTCGGAGAACTGTTCAGCCACTCGGCCAATAAGGGCACCCATGCCCTCTTCGCCACCCATGGCCTCAAAGGCCCCATTCCCGGCTTCTTTCAAGTCATTGAATAGCTCAATGATCCGATTGATCTCATCCGCGTACTTCTCAGTAGGCGTTTTGACCGACTCAAAGATTCCCGCTAACTCTTCCTGGGCGTCCTTGACCTTCTTGGTAGCGGGAAGAGCCTCGATCATCTCATTAGTGATGCTGCGCACCGCCATAGCGTATTGCGTTGCATCAAGACGACCCTGATCGTGCAGGTACGCTAGACGCTGAACCTGAACGATATTGGCTTCTTGAGGAGTCAGAAGGGACGCAACGACCTTAGCGGCCTCTTCTTCTTCGTCGTTCTTCTTCTCCAGCGCTTTCCTGTTGGCCTCAGTGACGCCAGTGGCATCCTCGTAAGATTTCTGGAGCATGCCTTGCTTAATAAGCAGCTGCTCTTGGGTAAGTAGATCAGCAGCCACAAGCTCGGCGGTCTCACGCATCCCCTGAGCGTACTTCTCTTGGGGCGTCATGATCTCTTCAAGGACCTTTTTGGACCTTGTTATTAGCTCATTTCTAGCCTTCTGGGCCTCGTTAAACGCCCGCATCTCCTCAACCGTCTTGGGAGGAGCAATAGGGGGAGCATCTTCAAGAGAAGCCATGCCCTTGGCTTTTTCGTCAGCCTCTTCCAGGTAGCCAATAGCGATCAGGAAGTCCTTGTAGCCCTTCTTCCGAGCCTCAGCACCAGCCGCAATCCCAGCCTGAGTGCCATCCATAGCCACTTGGAAGCCAGCGACATGGGCAGCAACGGCCTTAGGCAGGAGGAAGATCCCTTCCCGAATGATCGCGAAGAAACCAGTAGTGGAGTCAGCGAGGTCGTCTAGGAACTGGACGGCGGACTTCAGGCCGTTCATCAGCATCGTGATCGCAACAACGAAGTTGTCAATCTCGACTAGATCCGCAGTAGCAGCGCGCAGCTCAAAGAACGCCGTGCTCATGCGGTTCATTTCTGCACCGATGGTCTTAGACGCATCCTCTACTGCTGGGGCAAACTTCTTCTCAAATGCTGGAGTGAGCTTGTTGATAAGCTCTTCACCCAGAAGCTCTGAGTTCTCCATCATGTCGTTCAATTCAGCGGTCGTGACGCCCATTGCCTGAGCAGCGATAGCCACGGCGCCAGGGAAGCGCTCACCCAACTGCTGGCGGAGTTCTTCAGCCTGCACGTTGCCCTTTGAGATCATCTGCTCAAGGGCTCGGAAAGCCCCCTGCATATCCTCAGCAGACAACTGGAGAACAACGGACGCCTTAGCGACCGCCATGAAGGCGTCGCGGGTCTGTTGTCCACGGAGAGAGGTGTTCTGGGTAGCAGCGGCGAACTGGCCGAAGCTCTTCGCTGCGACTTCAAGATCTAGACCTAGATCAAGGGCAGCCTTCCGAACGAACTGAAATGCTTCAGCGCCCTTCTCAGCAGAGCCTTCAACGAAGTTTAGGCGGGCCTGGAAGGACTCCAGAGTCCGCTGAGCGATAGCTAGGTCCTTGCCTATCGCCGCTACCCCGAGACCCGCAAAAGCTCCTGTGAGCGCCACACGGAGGTTATTAGCCCCACGGGTGGCGCCGAGCAGAGACTGATTTAGGGAATTGAATCCTCGACGGGTGTTGTCGTTGGCGAAGATGTCTATGTTAAATCTTTCGCGAGCCACGGGCATCTTCCTTTAATTTGAACCAAGCAACCCAGCCGTAGAACTCTCTTGCATCCATCTCCTGAATTTCAGCGACCGTCTTATGCAGATGCTCCGCTAGAGAGTACTGAAACTGCAAATGACGATCTTGCTTTAGTTTCCCGAGATGTCGTCCTGGGTAGGATCGGTTTGATTAATCTCACTGACGAGCCGAGACAGCACATCAGGGTCAACCGAACGTAGAAGCTCGACCTTCTCAGCCTTCTTGAAGATAGGCTTCCCTTCGCCATCAATTAGGCGATGCATAAGGGTGAGGACCATGGCTTCAGCAGACTTACCGCTGCTTGCTGCTTCCATGATCTCACCCAGATTATGCAGACTGATTCCAGGCTTAACGTAAACCGTAGTGTCCCACTCGGGGATATGAAGCTCCCTCGGCTCAGCCGTTAACTTGGCTTGATAATGAGCCTTCGCCTTCTCCAATACACTCATAGTTACACCGTCGTCTCAGTTAGACCACCAGTCCCTTGCAGCGAAATGCTGTGGGTGACCATGGAGTCACCGTCAGCCGAACGGCTGATGCCGGTGACAATTGCCGAACCCGTGTAGTAGGTGTCGCCAGCGCCGTCGCCTTCGGGATACACGTTGAAGGTCACTTCTGCACCAGCGGTGAGAGCGCCTTGGCCCGTCGTATCTTCTTCGTCCCAGAACACTTCCATAGAAGCGGTGAAATCGGTCTTGGAAGAAACGTAGGTGCGGGCAGCATCTGTCATCACCGTGGTCTCGATGGTCCCTGCGGACTCATCAATGCTCCAAGAACGAACCTCTGCGATCGTATTCGCCCCAACCTTCAGGACGCCTTCCGACCCCTTGTGAATAGCCATTAGTCTTCCTCCTGAGCCTCATCGGCCTCATCAAATTCCGGCTCAGCCGGGAGAATTACAGGCTCCGCCTGTGCTATCACAGGGCAGGAGATTTCCCAGCCCCGCAATTCCATTAATTCCACTTTGCTGGGCAGCACCTTAACGGTGGTCTCCCCGAGCTTCATTTCGACCATCATACTGATGTCTCCAAGTCATTCTCGACAGTTGCATAGTCTACCGAGACTTCAAGCGTTCCATAAGCAACAGGCTCATCACCGTCTCCAGAGAAGTCTGAAGAGAAGTTGATGACCTGAGTGTCCTTCGCGTAGCCACCACGGGTCAGATCAGCGGATAGAGCTTCTTCAATCTCCAGGCAGATCTGATCAAGCGTGTCTTCGTAGTTCGCTAGAGCGCGAACGTAGATCTCGACGTTGAAACGGAGCATGCGCGACTGGGTGCGAGGAGGGTTGATCGAACCAAAGGTGGTTGATTCCTCAGTGGTATATATCGCAAGCCCAGGAAGCTTGTCCTCAGCTAGAGGATAGACCCGAGTCTGATAGACGTTACTCCCAGTGGTCGTAAGACCAGTCAGGGTCGTCGTGACGTTATCGCGAATGAGCTTCCTGACATGAGCCATTACTGGGCCTCCAGCATCAACTCAGAGATACCCGTGCCGTCAGGCATATGTACGCGGATAACGTAGTTCACACCGTCTACAACCATCGTGGCCCCCTCGGAAATGCCAGCTAGGTCAGCGGTGCGACAGGTAAAGCGAGGCCGAGTCATGGCGAAGGTCACCCTTCCGCCCGTATCAACCTCTTCGTATGCGTTATCGATGATCCCCGTGATCGTCGTAGCGGAACCGCCGACAGGGGTGTAGGTAGCCGAAACCCCAAAGTCAGCCAGAAGGTAAGACCGATCATCTTGGGTTTCTACGGCCATTAGTCATCAACCTTCTTCGGACGACCCCGGCGACGCGGCTTCGTCTCTTCAGAGAACCCAATGCTGCGGTCTTCCAGAGGCTGCTCTTCAGCGTGGGGAGCTACTCGACCCATCTGCATAAGCGTCTTTGCCTCAGTGTCATCAAGCTCAACGATAGAGCCCATCCGACGAACCCGACCAGCAGCAACCGTATTTCGTAGGACTTTGTATTTCATGTGATCTCCTGAGGATCAGGGCCCCCGAAGGGGCCCATCACCTAGTTCACTTAGCTACCCTGGTCAGAGCCCAGGCAGAAACTGACAGCATTTCTGACAGCTACGTCGCAGCTTTGAAGGGCCACAACTCGTACACCACCGCTGAGCAGCAGGGCACTATTGTCAACCACCAGATCCAGCCCACCGAACATCCCGATGAGGAGATCGCTGAAGTTGCCGAACACGACTTTTCCAGCACCAAGCTGATTGGAAACAATGGCGCGGTAGCCGTTGATGGTGCCGCCGGGTTCCACGACAAACTGCGCGGTCCCGCTCGCTTTTTCGGTTTGCTTCAGTCCGCCGTAAACGCTGGCAGGCATGATGTAGCCGAGGTTGCCCATGAGAGCGTTGTCTTCTGCAACAGCGGTCTCCATGTCCACAATCTTTGCGAACGAAGGCGTGAGAACCGGAGCCGTACCGAAATCAACGGTGTTGATCCCAGAGGTGTTCTCAATACCAGTCGGCTGACCCGAAGAACCGGAGCCAGAGAGCGCACCGAGGTCGATTGCCAGAGCAAGCGCTTGAGCGAGGTCATCACGGATGAGAGCTTCCACATCCAAGGATGACTGGATGAGCAATTGCCTCGTGCAATCCGTGTAGGCCCCAATCGTGCGGGGGGTGAGGCTCACCGAGCCCACGGTCATCTCAGACTCGCTAGCGTTACCACCTTCCGTCGCAATCCACGCAGCAGCAGCAGCAGCGGTCTTCTTCGGGATCTTCACATCACCGGAGAGGCCGTTGAGCATCCGAGCGCCTGCTTGCATGACGGAGCTTGCGTTGCGGAGAACATCGATCAGCTCGCCGCCACGGAAGTCGTCGGTGAACAGAGCAGCCTCGTCGGAGCTGTTGAGATCACGCTTCCAGTTGCGCAGAACTTCGGCAGGAAGAAGCACACCTTGAGCGGCGCGACCATACTGCTTAGAAGCAGCCTGGGAGCATTCAAACTCAAACGCAGCGGCTTCTTGAGCGCGACGGTCGGTCGGGTTTGCGAGAGCGTGGATGGCGCGAACAATGCTGAAGCGCTTCACCTCTTTCTCGGTCATGCCGACTTCTTGCGACTCAAGGGCACGCTCAGAACCGATCTTCTCAAGGAGTTCACCACGGAACTCTTCGATGGAACGGCCTTCAGCAATGGCCTTGCGAGCAAGGTCAGCTTGGTTGTGACGAGCACCCAGCTCAACGATCTGAGCAGCGCTCTTCTGAGCAGCTTTGCGGGCTTCTGCCTCGACTGCTGCGATATCAACTTGATCGGTCATTTGATGACCCTCCTTAGGATTGTTGGACTCAACGATAACTTTCGGAAGCTCAGCACTACGGCCAACCCCAACCAATTCGGACTGGTCCGCTGGCAGGCTAACCAAACTGGCTTCCATGGGGCGCCATGACTTAGCGACATAAGTCTCCTTGTCAGAACGCTCCATTTTGTTGATGGCGTACCCAATGGAAATATTGGATTTGATGCCATCAACGATATCGTCGAACGCTTCACGAGCAAGCGCACCTCGTCCAAGGCGAGCCGTCGCGCGGAGTCGCCGCGCCGAGCTGTCAAGTTCGACAGATTCAATCACCCCGATCTGCTTCTCGGGGTCGTGGTCGAGCAGCAAGGGTGCCCGACCGGAGTTCAGGAAGCTCAGATCCACCGCTTCTTCGGAATGCTCCAGCACTTCCATGCCGAAGCTCCGCTCTACGGGGTACTCAGAGCTAATAGACATGCGAATGCGCCGGGACTCTTCGTCAATAGCCCGGGCCTCCATGTCTTGCGAACGGTGAGTGATTTCAATCTCACCCTTACGATCCATTTCTTCTTCCATGGTCCTAATGTCCTCAATCTTCGTGAGGGTGGAGAACCGATGGCCGACCATCGTGTCGGTAGGCTCCCCATCTTGGAAGATGCGAATGAGAGCAGCGGGATCATCCGGCTCTCCATTGATCACAACGTCCGAGTCAGGCACTTCGATTTGCCCGTCCCGAACCACTTCATCAATCTGGCCGCGAGCCATACCCCCGGAGGAGTCCCACTCAACGAAATCGCCAATCTTCAGTTCGTCAGGCTCTGCGCGTTCCATAACTCGCTCCTCAGAGGCAGGTTCAAACTCAATGACGTTGAAGTCATGCTCGTCTAACCATGCCTTGGCGTCATCAATCGACCACTTGAGTTTATCAAATCTCAAGGATTGTATTTCGGAACTATCAACATTCCCGCCAGTCATCTTTAGACCGATGATGGAATCAACTCCATCAGCCATCTGGTCCTTCATACGGCGGAAATCATCGAACTCGTCGGGGTCTTTAATGCGGGCGGCATGCTCATTCGGATAAGGGCGGCCCATATCCAATGAACGGTCGTCTTCATCAATGGAATCTAGTCGGTCGGAGATGCGATTTGCCCACGTTCGTCCAGGGCTCCCGCCCCAGAGAGCATGAGCAATTCGACCATTTGATGGATATCCATCTTCACCCGGGCGAAATCCTTCTGCTTGCTTATCCACCTCATGCCGTGCGAAGAAACTAACCATCCGTTTAATAGTTCTAGGCGAAAGCTCGCTTCGGTTGGAGATGTCGCGGGCTCTTGCGATACCCACCTCCGTCCCACCTCGACCATGCTCGCTACGCCAATCCAGTCCTCGCTTGGCCTCATTTGCCATGGACTCGGTTGGTTTTGTGTCAATTTCGACCCCTTTATACGTCGCCATTGTCAGTCACATCCGCTTCCAGAGGCATTTTCTGGCTCCCATAGGGCTCCAGGGCGAATTTGACGCCAAATTGCTCCATTAGCGCCTTGTCGCGCTGGATTTGGGCCAATAACTCCTCGGTATCCTTCCCATACTGGCTTGCAACGTCTTGGAGGCTCAAAACACCGTTCTGGAGGCCCAAAACAGCCGCATTCATCTCTTTTTGAGGGTCCACCCAGCTCCAGGCGCGTCCACGGAACTCCGAAGCCGCTGCAAAACGGTCAAATTGACGAACCGGGATGCCAAAAGCCTCAACTTCCATTGCAGACTCAAGCCAAGCCTCGTAAACGGGCCGGACGAAGTGGTCTACGAAGAAAACTTGGAGGTTTTTGTAGAAATCGCGCTCTTCAAGGGCTCCCTGACGGATAGAGCTGTAGGAAGTGCCCTCAAGATCGTTAGACAGGGAGGTGTAGGACACCCCTAGACCACTCGCGATGCCCCTCAGAACCGCCGTATGGAAGTTCTCGAACTCATTTGAGGGGTATTGCGGGTCCCATGCCTTAAAGTCAACGCCGTTCGGGAGCTGATGCATGCTTCCGGGCTCTGCCGACATGATCGGAACCGACCCATCCATGTCATCAGCGACGAATCCGTCACCCGAAGGGCTGGTGAAGAAGCCCATCTTAGAGGCCCCGATGCGCGCATTGACGATTGCGGCCTCTCGGAAGCCGTCCAACTGCTTCATGGCGCTCAATGCAGGAGCCATCCACGGCTCGCCACGGGTTTGACCGGCGCGGAGAGGCTTAAAGATGTGGATAACTCGCTCAGCGGGGATGCGAACGTGCTTCGGAGAGCGCGTTTGGGACGTAAAGTCATAGTCGCCCGGGTGAGAGGTCAAGAAATGGTAGGCAATCGGCTTCTTGAACCGATTTAGCTCTACACCCATGCGGATTTCGTTACCGTTGGGCAAGCGTTCGCTCTTTTCCTCGTCCAATTGATCAGGCTCAAGGAACTCAAGTGCAAAGCTATCCTTAAAGGTTCGACCACGGTGCTTGATGATAATCACCTCACCGTCCCTCGCTAGGCACTCCATAGCGAGCTTCTGGGCGTCCACCCAGGTCATCTTGCCGTCTACAGTGGGATTACCGAGCCGTCCCCACATCTTGAAAGCGTCTTCAATAGCCTGATTGCCGATTTGGTCCAAGCGACCGACGCTATCGGTAGCCTTAACCTGAAGACCGAAGCCGCGATCACCGACCACGTTGGTCTTCATCAGCTCTAAGTACCGCTTTGCGTACTCATTGTTCCGAGATAGGTCTCGGGTCCGAGCCCGCATGCGGGAGATGACCGGATATAACTCAGAGTCACTTGACCGCTCACTTCCTGGGAAGTCAGCAAAAAGCCGCCCAGTGTTGGCGGCTGAGTAAGATCGCTTGAAGACTCGCCCTTTTGGAGGCTCTTCGGGCTTCTTAAACCAAGAGTCAAACATGCCCATACTCAGAACCTCACCTTAATCGTGCTGCCGTTCGACTTCCCCCTCTTCAGAAGCTCCTTGTTGTTGTGCTGCGTGATTTCTCTTCGATAGAAGTCGCGAGCATCAAGGAGTTCTTGGAACGAGAGTTTGGTCAGAGAACGACCGGCGATGGAGTAACTACTGACGTCAGCGTCAGCCTTGCCCTCTAGGAGGGTTTGAATCTTGGCAACCATGATCTCGGCATGAATCCGAGGATCGGCTTGGTTGGAGTCCATGTCGGGGATAGCTTCAAAGTCCCCGAGATCAACCACAATACGATTGCCAGAACTCGTCTGGGTGATTTCTAACTGCCAGTGGTAGAGGCCGGGGTCGAAGTCGGCGCTCGTATCACTATCTACCGTGAATAAGTAGTAGTCATCAGTCGAACCAGCCGCTTGAGCTAGTTTGATTTCATTAGACCCACCACCCGTGATGCGAGCAACATACTCGGCGGTGTAGCCAGACCCAGTGGGATAGTCCTGCGCTACATCGGAGCGCTTCCACTGAAGGAAATCACCCACAACTATCTCTGTGGGTTCTCCTTCAGGGGCATTTGCTGCATCAAAGAGGTTAGCCATATCACCGCCATGAGTTTACGAAGTTACGCCCCACCTTAGGGACGAAAGGCTGAGTGACTGTCTTCTTAGCTTCTGGCTGAGGCTCACTTGGTTCTTGGGCCTCAATTCTATCAGCTAAGCTGTTGACATTTATGCCTACAATAGCATATGCCGCCAAGGCATACACAAAACAGTCCAAAGCTTCGTTTCTTGGCCTCGTCTTAACGAACTCACGCCGCTTGAAGCCTTTGTGGAACCTCGTAACGACCTTCTCAGCAGTGAGCTGCTTGAAGTACTCATCGGAGAGTTCGTCAGAGAAATGCATGTAGCCCGCTCCAGGCTCCTCAATGCGCATCCTGGCGAACAGAAGGTCCTTGACCGTATCAACACCAACAGGGAACAAAGGGCATTTCCCCACGTTGTTCTTAGAGGGGCGGCCAGCGATTGGCTTACCTTCACCACCAACACCTTTGATTGCGAAGACCCTTCTGCCTGTGTGCTTCTTGCAGTAGTTGTACACCGAGTTAGTAAAGTGTCCACCAGAGTCCACACATGTGGCCCTGATCGCTATCTGACGACCCGATTCCGTCTCGTATTGTCGAAAGATCTTTGTATCCAAAGCTGTCCACAGTTGCGGTGTAGACGGGTCCCCATACATGGTTTCATGGGAAATGACGTAGGACTCATCATCCCTTCCTAGGCCAATGACCGATATCTCTAGGCGGTTGTCCTGAACGTCCACTCCAGCAACTAATACCAGTACGTCATCAGGTACTTTCGGCATCGGCTCTCGACGCTCTGCTAACGCCCAGTCATCAATCCGCTCACCCTGATCCTCCCAGGATTCACCCAGATAGGTGTTCTGCCACACCCTCAACTGCTCGGGGTTCTTCCGCATGTTCAGGAAGTCCCGAGCCCCATCAGCTAGAGGTGTCCACGGGCTGTATAGGCCCGAAATAGCGAATCCAGCCACCCCAGTAAACGGCCTTTCAGCGATCCATTGGCCGTTTCTGATGGCCCACATTCGGTCTGATTCGGACCAGAGGGTTGCGCAGTGTTCACACATATACCTCGCTGTCTCGGGCTTGTTCTCTTCCCACTTCACGTTTGACCACTTAAGTGTCTGAAATTGCTCACAATGTCGGCAGGGAACGTGATATCGACGCTTGTCTGATAACTCAAAGGCATCTTCGATGCGAGAAGAGTTCTTGTTGGTCGGGGTGGAGACCATGATTATCTTGCGGTTCCAGTAGGTAGCGCTTCGTTTCTTCGCCAACTGAATCGGATCGCCTTCAGAACCGGCTGAAGGGGGATAGCGGTCACATTCATCGAATAAGCAGACTCTGATTGGCCTGCTCGCGAGACCACTAGGGCTCGATGCACCTACCATTGAGATAGCACCGCCCGGGAACACTTTGTGAAGGGTCGTGTTACCCGAATCCCTCACCCTGGGGTCCTTAACCTTACCTTTGAGACAAGGGGTTGACCGGATAAGGCCTGCCGATAGGCGGTCCTTAGAGAACGCCTGAGCCATCTCAAGGCTCGGTTGTAGGACCAGAATCGGACATGGGTCATGGGCAATGTAGTAGCCAATGATGTTCAGCAGGGCTTCGGTCTTCCCAAGCTGGGCACCAGCCATCACAACCACCTCAGAGATGGTTGGATCAGAACAGGCGTCCATGATCCCGCGCTGGTATTCAGCCCGAGAGGTGTACCACCGTCCTGGCTCAGCGCTACTCTGAGAGTCCAGCCGCCTTTCGCGGTCGGCCCACTCCGCGACGCTTAGCCTTGGGGGCGGTTTTAGGACTGTCATCGCCTTCTTCAGGTGATTCAACAGTTGCGGTGACTGCGGACACGCTTGGGTCATAGTTTGATAGTTCCTCTAGTGCCTCCCGAATCAGGTCTTCCAAAATCTCCTGACACTTCCCCGCCTCACTTTCTGTAGCTACTACCGGCGCACCCTTAGTGGGAATCGCCATCAGCTTGGCCTTCAATGCTCCAAGGACATCCTCCCAGGCCTTAACAACGTCTTCGGCGACAACGAGGTCTCCACGGATCTTCGCCAGCTCAAGCTCAGCTATCTCCGCTTCCGCATTGACCTTCCGAGTCCTAGCCTCGTCGTAGGGAGTCCCTATGCCTACTCCGCTCATAAGAGAATGTCCTTATCCAAATGCTCAGACTGTTCAAAGTAAGCCAGGACTGATTGCTGTGACTCTTGACTTAATGACTTGAACCACCCCTTCGGGTCTTGATCCTTCTTCTTGGAGTTGCAGGAATGACACATAATCATTGCGTTGCTTAAGGAATGAGCCCCTCCCTTAACCAGGGGGAGAACGTGATCTAAGGTCTTGTCTTCGTACTTCATGTCAGAGAAGCAGACCACGCAGGTCTTAGCGGCAATGAAGAGGCCACTTAAGTTTTTGCCGACAAGGGTCCCGTCATCACTATCAACGATCTGGTTCTTTCTGCGCTCGTCGTACTGTTTATTGACGTTGATAGCCTTTCGGCAGACCCGACAAGGGCTTACCGGCTTGCCATTGAACTCCATAAAATGGTCTAGGGGTTTGACGATGTCGCAAGACCCACAGAGCCTCTTCCCTCTCCTCGCTAGGTAGCGGTTAACGTGAGCCGTTGAACGATTCGTACAACAGATATCGGCAATCTTCCCGCTCTTCTGCTTGGGCCAATCCTTCCGCTTCATCTCCTTCCCGCAGGCTTTGCACTTGATGACTTCATTGTCTCTAAGGATCTTCCGCTTCCGAGCCTCTTCCCTAGCCTTCTTTGCAGTGGGAGAAACGTAGTCTTTGTACTTCTCCGCATGGCAGGCCTTGCACTCAGAGCGCACCAAATGTTTGCTCTTGTTGAACTCAGTCTCTGGCTTATGCTCTAAGCAGGTCCGACACAAGAACCAAGTCTCTTCCCCTACCTGCTTCTTCCTCTCTTCGTACTGCTGAACCTTGTCCCAGCCAGTGGTACGGCAACACGTTTTCTTCGGCTTACCCGATGAAGGGACGGTCGGCCAATCACGCATAGTCATCGTCTTGCCACATGCAGGGCATGTAACTTGTTGATTTAGATAGGCTTCTAGCTGCTCTCTGTAACTATCTTGTGCTTGGCTCATTGTGTTCCATGCGCATCAGCAAACTACCTGTATATTTAACCATGGATATCCTGCCTGGGCCAGAAAACGGCGCCGCCGAATGACC